TCATTGGCAACGGATCACGCCGCTGGCGATTTCGTCGTCGATGGAGCGCAGCGCATCGGCATCCTGGTGCATCTGCTCGATCACCTCGAGCAGGCGCTGCGCCAGCTTCGGATCGTTCGCCCGCTCGACGGCGCGCATGACCTCGACCGCAGCCGATTCATGATTGTTCGCCATCTGCTTGAGAGCCTTGCGCAAGCGCTGCTCGGTCCATTTCATCGACATGTCGCTTCACCCAGACTGCATATACGGACCCGCCAGGAACGACGGGCTCGCTTAAGAGCGCCGGAGCTGGAACAAGTTCAACCTACCGTCGCCCCATGAGGGCGGGCTGGGTGCCGGAAAGACAAGCGGAGAAGAGATCGTGAAGCGCAAACGAAAACGCCAGGCACAAGGCCTGGCGCTTCGAAATATGGGGTGGACGATGGGAATCGAACCCACGACACCAGGAGCCACAATCCTGTGCTCTACCAACTGAGCTACGCCCACCATATCGTGAATCGTGCCGGACGTTCCGGCTTCAACCGCAGCGGCCGGACAAGCCGAGCCTGAAGGTGGTGCGGACGGAGAGACTCGAACTCTCACGCCTTGCGGCGCTGGAACCTAAATCCTGTCTCGCACCTCAGAAGCGCTTATATTACAACAGTTTACGCCGACCGCAATCACTTAAACTGTGCCAATCGTGAAATTCCTTTTCACGTTTTCCATTTCCGTGCTTCACGTTTCCGTCACGGCCAGCATTCAGCGGTCCGACTCGTAGGCCGCAACGCCGCTACCGACAGGCCGCCACTCATCCTGCGGCATGCGCGAATCACAGATGAATACCTCGACCTCCCCGCCTTCTTTCGGCTCCGCAGGCCGAATAGCAGCATGCCGGAGAATCGTCTGCATGTCCGGCACGTAGCTGCTCTCCGAGCCATGGAACGACCAGATGCCATGTTTCCCAGCGCTGCCCACCTGGTGGTCGAGTTTCACCGACCAGCCCTTGAATCGAATCACCAGCATGCCCTGCCCTCGTAGGAAAAGGCCGTAGTCTACTCCTAATCCTGGCAGGCCTGGTTCGCAGCCAGGAGCTGCGCCTCGTATCCGATCCTCTGCAAGCGTTCGGCGAGCAACGCACGGACCTTGGTCTGGATATCGTCGCCCTTCCTCAGCCCCGCTGTGGCCCACACCGGAACCTCCACCGCCGGCACCCGGCACGGCACCGCCACCGGCACTTCTACGCGCACCGTGCGCGGCTCGGCTTCCTGCCGGCCGGCGCATCCCGCCAGCGCGACAATCACCAGCATCAGCACCGCCTTCATAGACCCAACTCCTGATCGATGACCGCCTCGGCGGCCGCACACTGCTCGCCAGCGGTTCGCTGGTACAGCAGGCGCTGTGCCGCGGCATACCGCTCGGCGGCCTGCTGCCGTCCCCGATCCACAGCCAGCGCGGCATCCCGGGCCCGCTGTTCGCCGACCACGCGCAGCGCGGCAACCTGCCGGACCTGCTCCGCTACTGCGGCCTCCAAGCTCCCACGAGCGGAACGGCAGGCGGCCAGATCCGCCTGCGCGGCATCGAGTTGTGGGCGGTAGTGCTGCGCGCCGAGCCAGACACCACCGGCGGCGCCGAGGCCGACCAGCAGCAGGCAGGCCAGCGCGATGGTTACCCAGCGCCAGGGGATCACGATAGCGGCTCCAGGAACAGGACACGTTCCGCCGCTCGGCGCTTTACCAACCCCTCCAAGCGCTTACCACCCGCATTCACCCATCGCGGGAACTGGTCCGCTGCTCCCTGGTAGTCACCCTTGTTCAGCAGCTTGAGCAGAGTGGACGACGCAAGATTGGCTGCGCCCAGGTTGTAGACGAAGCTCATTAGGGCATCCCACTGATTCTGGTTCAGTGGCGCCTTCACCAGCCTGTCTAGCTCCGGCTCGAAGCGCCGAAGGTCGTTCGACAGCATCCGCTCGGCCTGCTCGACGGTGATCGTCATGTAGCGGGTGACGCCCCGCGTTGTGCCGTAGCCAATGGTCCAGACACCTACCGAATCCTGGTAAGCGGACAGGCGCAGGCCCTCGAAGGATTTGATGAGGTCTATGCCTCGTTGGGATGTACGCATTTACGGGTCTCCAAAAACGACGAAGCCCGCGCAAGGCGGGCTTATCTTCGTCGGAAAGGTGTTCGGGTCAGCTACCGGTCAGGATCGCCAGCAGCACAGGAGACGACAGCCAAGCGGCGGCTCCACAGGCGAGGATCAGCAGGCTGACCCCGATGCAAAAATTCAGGAAATGACTCGTTGGCATTTTGACCTCCAGCCAGTCTTTAACCTTCAGCAAGATTGGTCTACGATTCACGTATGTTCTGCTCCTTGTCCTTCCCAAGGGGTGGAAATAAAAACCCCCGGCACGCTGTGAACGTCCGGGGGTTTTGCTTTTCTGTCTTGCGCGACTACCAGTCGGTTTCGATGCTCAGAGAAACCCTTGGATGGTCGAGTTCGGTATACATGCTTTTCACTGTTGCCTTTGTGATCCGCCCACCCGCCTTCATCTTTCGGGTGAAGAACGCGGCCCGATCTCTCTTGATGTAGCCGATTTGTACGTCAGTCGGGAGGAACAGGGTGAACCAGCGCCGAACATGCACGTAGACGGCGATGGCATTGGGGTCGTGCGGGTTGTCCGGTTCTGGCACTAGCTTGACTTCCATTCCGGGGCGCACAGCCAGGCGTATTCTGCCGCTACGACCTTCGAATCCTGTGCCCGTGACAATCACGCTGTACTGCATGGCAATCCCTTATTGATCAGTTGTCAGCAGGTCACGACGCTATCAATCGCCCGTGCATGACGCCAGACCTCGAGGTCACAGTTCTCTTGTCCAGTCGCCGAGCCCCTTCGCCTTCATCTTTTCGAAAGTCTGGCGCGCACGCTCAACCAGCATGGGAGCCAGGGGGACACCCTGCTCGTCTACGAGAACCTCAACGAGTGAGCACCTGCATCCCTCTGAATTGCCATCACGCGCATACCACTCCCTTACCTGATCAGCAGTGAAAAGCTTTCCATGCCTTGCCGCATGAGAGGTTCGGGTATCTGGACGAAGGGCCGACAGATGCATAAACAAAGTCCTGCAACCGTAGCTGCTGGACGCGCTATTCAGCTTAGTCATCCGCTTCGCATGGATGATCGCTGAGTCGATTCCCTTTTTAGCCACACCAGACCCTCATGAACGTTGACGAAGACTTTACGATATCAGTTGGCTTTCTGCGGAAGGCGTATCACAAACATCCTGTCACGCTTAAACACGAAGCACAGGACTCCCAGGATGATCGTCATCTTGACGTAGAACCACCATGACGTGGATATCTGGTCACTAAACAGGGAAAACACGATTGCAGAAAAGAAGTACGAGGAAAGAATTGTGAAATACAGACTACCTTTCTTGGCTTTACAGTATGCATATGAGCAAACCATCCCATAAACAGACATGAAGAAAACCACACCTAAAACACCATAGTGAGGGTACATAGAGAAGAATATTGAGTATACGTTTCCAAGCTCACCGGGGGCATAAGCATAAAAGTCTAGGTGCTGAATGGGCTTATCACACAATCCCAATATATAACCCATACTGCAAAGACCGTTAAAAGGAGACCAATGAGGGTCGACCTGAATTAACCCCTGATAGTACCGATCAAATAAAACAGGGCCCTGCAAAGCATATCCAGCAACATGACGGTAAAGCTCAACGAACAAGGTAGAGATTCCATCACCTTCGTGAAACTGGATCTTAGACGTTGCAACTGCACCAACAGCAATTACCAAGAACATTGCCGCACCTATTACAAAAATGCTCTTGATGGATGGACGACCCTTTACCAGAACGTAAATAAAGAACAACCCAACAAGCATCTGCATAAGAGATGACCTACCGCTTGCCAGAAGTATGACAGCCATCCATGGAGCAGAAACAGACAGCATGCCTATAGCCCCGCATTTCCCACGCAGATAAAGCAAGACCACAAGAGGTATTACGGTTTGGCCAAGCTGAAGATAGTTCAGAGACAAAGAGCTTAGGAGTGGCTCACCCGATACTGATTGCGCACGAACCATATATGCCGCTTCGCGCAGCGTGGGAGCAATAGAGGACAAATCCCTGTAGATTACTGTGAGAAAAAACAGGTGTGCTATACAGAAGAAAAAAACTAGAGATTTAGCGCGCAGATCTCTATCGAAAAGAATGTTGTAGCTATATGGAGGAGTATATGAATTGTAGATGAAAGAGCAAAATGCGGACGAGAGTGAAAACGAAAGGACGCCGGCGAGGAAAATAAGCAGAGCGTCTGACTCGACAGGATAGAAACCTATCATAGATGCTAGGCTGACCCCGAGAAGGCCTAACCCCCAGGTGACTGGCATAGCGACCGATGGGTGTATGGCGCTACGCGCTAGAAGCCTTGCAAGCACTGAAAAAATTAGCAGGGTTACCCCGGTGAGCATCGCGTACATGGCGTCCTCCAGATTGACAGGCGCCGATTGTAGCCGATAGCCACATCCCTGTGGCGACTCGAACCTACCTAACCATGTACGAAAATGAGCACTGCAAGGTGTCCCCATTTGCCCATGTCATGGGCGAAGACGCCCTAACCGATTGCGCGCCGAAAGAGATCGTAAACTCTGTAGAGCCGGCCGGAATACTCACCCATCCCGTGAAATCCGCACCAGCGCTCGTATCGAAGATACGAACAGGGAAGCCTCGCTGGTTGAAAGAAAGATGCGCGGGGAAAGGGAGAGAGAATCTATAAGCCGAGGCACTATCTCCAAAGGTCGTGGTCGACCCAGCAATAAGCTCAAGCTGTAGGTGGCACATATGACCAGACCTGACGAAATTCCCGGTAAGAGTGCCATTTCCTATCGATGGCGTAGCAGTAGACTGCACCCACGTTGGAGTGTAAGTCCTGCGCTGGATATAGACAGCGTTGTATTGCGAGTTGACTTCGGCGAAGTTGTTATTTATTCCGCAGGATGGTCCGAAGTTAATTCCTTGAGCAGAGTCAAGGGTTAAAGGCCCTGGGAATGCAACCCCATCAATGGAATGGTCAAAACCCCTAATAGTTGTAGATGGAGTAGAGCACCTTCCATTTGAAATATGGAAAAGCGTAGATGTCGGATCAAATACGAAAGTTCTGATATAGAACTCAGACAGACTCCCACCATTACCGGCGCCTGGGCCGAGCGCGAAGTTTGCACCACTTAGCCAAATCCCACGGAAAAATCTAGGGTGAGCACCAGTATCACCAGCAATCTGGATTCCTGCATAGGCGTCTGGATCTACTGGATAACCTTCAAAGCATGTCACGTTAGCCCCGCCGCCTGCATCGACATCGAACCACATGGGGTTACCTCCCATGTTTACCGCACGGCACCGAGTGATCGTCTGACTAAATCCAGAGACGATCCTGAACCCCTTTCCTGTATAGGTGGCACCAACGCCTTCGAGGTTGATATCAAGAATGGTGGAAAGGGTGCCCACAACAACCATGTCGATGTTGGCGCCCTTCTTGATCGTCGTGCCTCGTTGGCCGCCCCTACCAAGCCAGCGCTGACCAGTCAACGAGGTGAGCGTAGAGGTGATGAGGTAAGTTCCAGACGGGAATACGACATCTGAATATGGCCCTGCTGCTGCAATGGCAGACTGAATCGCCGCCGTGTCATCAGTCGTCCCGTTGCCGGTGGCGCCGTAATTCGTAACTACGACAACCTTGAGCGCCCCGAGGGTCTTTACTTCATAGCCGACTGTGTCTGATGGGTAAGATTCAGATGCATTGAATCCCACCATACCTGACCCGCCAGCATCCCTCAGTTGTTGGCGGAGAGAACGGTCTACTTGAGCGACCAATAGGTTCTGATCAGTCGCCCAGTTCCCAGTAAGGTTTACAGGGAACGATGCTGGAAGCTTGACGCTGTATAAGTTCCCATCGCGCTCAATCAGTTGTGTTGGCCGATCAACGGTAAGCGGAGTGCCATCGACGTACTCCAGCGGCACCGGCTCGAAGCCGGCGTTGGCGAGGAAGTCGTTGACCTGCTGTTCGACTCCAAACCAGGTTTTTCTAGAGACGCCGAATCGGTCACTCCACGCCACGTTCACGCGGTCGTTCATTGCAGCGTCGAAGTTCTCGGCGTTGTCGTACAAGTCGCGCGGGTCTTTGGAGCCAAGCGGATTGCCGGTGGCATACGTAGTCATGCAAATTCTCCGGGCATGAAAAAGCCCGCTCTATGGCGGGCTAGGTTGTGTATGGTTGTCCAGGTTAATCTATAGCTTTGCAGTATTCTTAGATGCGTAGCTCGGCAGGTCCAAGCTAACAACACAAGAATAGGAGATTGAATTGACAAGCAAAAAAACATGCAGCAGCTGCAACGAGGAACTGCACGTATCAGAGTTCATAAAAAATAAGCAAAGAAAGGATGGACTCCACTCTCAATGCAAGTCATGCGTAAACGAAAAACGAAAAAAATACAGAGAATTGAATTACGAAAAAATCCGATCAAAGCAGAAAGAATATGAGAAACAAAATTATGAAAAAATCCTCTCCAGAACAAGAGAATGGCGCGAACAAAATCGTGAAAAAATCAGACTGAAAAGCAAGACATATTATCTTAATAACTCAGAGAGACTAAAAGAATACTCAAAATCATGGAAATTGAAGAATCAAGATAGGGTAAAGGCTCATGCAAAGTCTTGGGCATCCAAAATTCAAGGAAGGCATGCAGAAATATGGAAGAAAAGAAAAGAAGAAAACCCACAAAAACTTATTGAAAAAAGAAGAAATTACTACAGGAAAAACAAAGAAACAGAGAACTCTAGAGCCAACAGCTATATGAAAACTCGAAGAAGCATAGATCCAATATTTAGATTAAGGTGCAATATTCGCTCTAGAATATCAACAGTACTAAAAAGACAGGGCATAGGAAAATCATCAGCCACAGCAGAGATACTTGGATGCGATTGGGATACGTTACGATTGCACATAGAGACTCTTTTTCTGCCCGGAATGACTTGGGAAAATCGGGATTTGTGGCATATTGACCACAAGATCCCGCTTTCCTCTGCATCCTCTAACGAGGAGGTAATCAGGCTGAATCACTATACAAATCTTCAACCTCTTTGGGCAGAAGACAACCTAAAGAAGGGGGCCAAATTGGATTACTCAGGCGCAAATGAATCGTCATAATCGTATACTCTTTCAGAATAGTTCACCGCACGAACAGATGCCGCGGTATTTCCGTTGGGATCGATGGAACTGATCAGCACCGGGTATGGGTTTCCCAGCAGCAGGTGCGGCGGTTCGATTTCCCAGGAAACATCAGGGACGAAATCGATGCAGGGAATGCTCAGCCGGTAGTCGTCGATCCGAGATGCCGGGTATCCGCCGGATACCGTTCCATCTGGGCGGCGCAGGTACAGTGCTGGGGAGGACAGGAGAGACCAGTCGAGCGGCTCGCTGGACTCGATTAGGACCGAGTTTCCCGAGATCACGAACGATTTCAGGTATGCACTCTGCGCCAGGCCAGGGCCTGGAACATCGCCGGCGAGGGCCACGTAATCCCAGAACTCGCTGTTCAGCGCGTCGAGGCCGGTATCGAACGAATACTCGGTTCGCCGGTATCGCTGTGCCATCCTGCGGCGCATGCCATAGCGCCAGGCCCGATCGCGGTTTGTGACACCGACAGCCGTGATCTTCTCGACCTTCCTGCCGACATCGCCGGGCAGGCGGCACTGCACGGTATCTTCGATCCAGCCGTTGGCGTTGACGAAATCCACGTCAACACCGTCGTAGTCGTCCTCCGAAGGAGCGCTGATGCTGATCCTCAGGGGCCCATCAATGTTCTGCGGCGAGTACATGTGCCCGAATGTGGTCCTTGGTTCGTCTCGGGCTGCGGAGATCACGCCGCGCTTGATCGTCTTCTCCGCATACCCGGCGGCAAGCACATCGTCCATGATCTGCGCGACCGTGACCTTACCGTCCTCGTAGATCATGTCGAACGTGTCGCCGCGGTCCTTCCAGATGGCGTCAAGCCGATCGAGCTCTTCTAGGTCGAGGTCGGCGTCTGTGTAGCCGCGCTCTTTGGCGATGTAGCAGAGGAACGGGACGATGTCTCGCGTAGCGATCTCGCTCGTCCATGCACCGTTCTGCCGAGTCGGTAGCATGCGAGTAGCTTCCACCGAAACGCGGCTTTCGGTCTGCGCTGCGATACGGTCAGACGACCGATACCTGACGGCCATTGTCGTGACGCCGGCGTAGGACGATGGAGCCTGGAGGCGCGCGCGCATCCCGTACCACTGGGTGCGGTCTCGGTACTCGGATGTTGAGTTGCCGCCCTGGTTGACGAACACTTTTCTGATGCGAAACTCGGGCCGCATCATGTACGGCAGCGGGATGCCGTCCGTAAAACCCTGCTGGTCGAGAGAACTGCCAGCATGGTTCTTGCTGACCGTCGTCCATGCGCCGCCGATGGCCATGTCTCGCCACTGGATGTCGTAATGGGTGCGGATCTGGTAGATCTGCCCTTCCCTACCTACACCGCAAAGCCCTTCCGGGCAAAATACGTCGATCTCGACGAAGTTGGTCTTCTCCGACACAGGGCACGCCGGGAAGGGACCGCGCCAGCCCCCTTCTAGGCTGGTCGGATCGATGGTGACTCGGGACGTAGACGAGTTGAGAGCGGTGAATCCTGGCCAGTCAACATCGACACCACCCGCACTGGTCAGCCGCTCGACGGTGAGTTGCTGCGCGCTGTACGCCGTGATCCGATAGCGCAGCCCACGCGGGCCGATTGCTGCATTTCCGGAGCCGGTCTGCAACGCATTGGCCGGCGAACCGTTGCTGTAGTTGAGCGTCATCGACGTTGAGGTGATGTCGTTCACCAGGTAGAGGCCGCCGTTGGTGCCGACCACCTCGATCTCATCGCCAACATCCAGCCCGAGCTGAGCGATATCCCCCGTCACGACGTCGCGATTCGTCCCGCCGCCATCGTTCACCGAATAGGGGTACATCGCCTCAACCCGCAGGATCGTCCCCGCAACCCAGTCAGAGGGGAACGACCCGGCTCCGGCAGAAATAATGATGTTCGTTCCGGAAAACGTGAACGTAGTTGCCGACGGGTTCGGGGTGAGATTGGAGCTCTCGGTCAGGTCCAGGCCGGCATTACCAGTTGAGCTCGCACCAACTTCCTCAACCAGGTGCCACCAGACCGATGCCGGGTGCCCGCTGACGTTCTGCCCTGGTTCGAAAATCTGGAATGAGGCATCAGCGCCCAGTGCCAGGAACGACGTGTCACCGATTTTCGCTGCCCCTTCGGCGATCTGGAACCGACCACGGCCAATACACAGGAGCATTTCGGTCCACTGCTCACGCGGACCGGCGAAATACTTCCGGGGCGGCAGGATGTAGTCTGGATAAATCAGACGACGGCCAGCGACTTCGCGGATCGCATCGCCGAGTTTTACCTTGTTCCCGCGCGCGCTGGTTTCAGAAAGCGACGCGCCCTGCCCGGGGTTCGTCGGCATGCCGGGCAATTGAGGCATGAGCATCCGAAAAACCGATTGCGCCCCCTTGAAAAGGGCCGCAGTAATCGTGAACGGATCAGTCCCGCGCGGGAGCTTGTAGATCCTCACAATGTCGCCGCGGTCGATGATGCGCTCGGCCCACTCACCGGGATGGATGAACTCCTCATGGGCCTTTTTCTGCTTGTCGGTGAGGTCATCGCAGAGCGCAACCTCAGCGGGGACAACACAGATAGAGAACGGGTGTACGTCGTGGCAGCGGTACCCGGGCGAATTCGCGGTCAGCCAGGCATGAATCGTCATCCTGCGGCCGATCGGATGCCGCTCCAGCGGTTCTCCGTCAAGGAGCGATGGGTAGATTTCGATCACGGTAGAAGACCACCTTGGAGTATTTGTCGGAGAACTTCTGGAGCGGGGTGAGTGAAACCCCGCTTCCCGGGTTGATTTCGAGAACCCGGAGGCGTCCATCCACTTCGACCAGCAGACCTACGTGATCGAGCAGCCGCCCTCTGTAGGCCGCGGCGATGACCCCAGGTCCTGGCTCGCATTGCTCGAGCGCGCGGTGGATCTCCGCATCGCACGCCCTTTGCATCGTAACCGGGGTGCGCCGCGTGACACCGCCGAAGTCGGTCAGCATCGGCAGCCCGAACAACTCAACCCGCGCGATGAGCGTCAGGCCCCAGCAGTCAAGGCACGGCAGGGCCCGCCCGCCCTCGGTATAGATGGCGGTGAGGTATCTGTTCGGCATGGGATCAGGGCCAGTATTTGAGGCCAGGGAATTCGCTGACGTTGTAGATGCGGCGCAGCGCGGCAGTGTTGATGAGGTCGTAGTAGCCGGCCTCCACCTGGACAGTGAGACCTTCGAAACTCGACGTCTTGACCCTCATCCGGTACGGACGCTCAGCAGGTGCTGTGAGATAGCTCTCCAGGTACATCCGCAGGATCAGGGTGACATACTCGCCCGCCTCCAGGGCTTCATTGATACGCTGCTGGGCGAATCCGGTCACGTTGTCGATCGCAAAGCCAACGTTCTGGTTCCCGCTGTTGTCTCGCTTGGGAATCGATACGTCGATCGCACCGGCGATGAACGTCAGCAGCCGCCCGTCTTCGGTCATGCAGGTGATGTCGTCATAGCCCTGACAGATGAGGATAGGCTCGGGCCACGCCGGGCATGACAACTCGATCGTGGCGAGCTGCAGGTCCTCACCGCCTGAGGCATAGAACCGCTCAAGAGCCGTCGCCATGTCGAGGCCACTCCCTGTTCATCGCGATGTCGAAGATGTCAGCGAGGAGGATGTACTCGGGCAGAATCTCAGCCCACCCAGGATCGATGATCGAGCGCTCTCGCATCACGACGGTCGCGTTGAAGCGCCAGTGGTCGCGCCCGACGAGATAGCCACCGTCGTAGATCCCCTCGAAGTGCAGGTGGCACGGAACAATGCCTTCTTCCGTTCTGAGCTCGCACTCGAACCACTTGACGCCGTCTTTCAGGACGTCTCGGTACCACCCCTTGAACAGACGCGCCTGCTCAGCGGTGAACAGCCAAGAAACCTCCAGAGCAACCGGCACGCTGCTGAAGTTCCGTCGATAGCGTGCCCGGCCGCTCTGGAGGGCGGTCCTGGCCATTGGTTCAACCGTCTTGAAGCCGTACCCCTCCCTGAGCGGAAAGGGAAGGCCATCAGGCCATTTGATCATCGCCCTGCCCTCTTGAATCCATAGGCGCCTTCGATTGCTTTCGGGTAAAGCCCCTGGCCAGACGAAACCTTGTTGGCAAAGTCCTGCTCGACCGCATCGAGAGTTACCCGCAGGTTGTTCCCGTCCATGGCGGCGGTGGCGGAAACCGGCGGACCGTTGTTGATGATCTGCAGGCTGATCTGCGGCGAGCCTTGAGCGGAGGCGTCGCCGTTGCTGATCACCTCTCCACGGGTGTTCGGCAGCATGTACTGCCGGCCATTCGCAGCCTGGAATACCTCTGGTGCGCCGTTCTCGTTGATCCGGTACATGCCGCCCGCCCCTACGGGACCGCCGTACTGGCGACCTCCAGCGAACATCCCAAGCATTGCCGGGATGGCGGCCGCCATTGCGGTAAGGCCAGCCGTTGCCGCCCCGCCGAATGACGCAACCGAAGCGGCAGCAGCGGCTGGCGCGTAGGCAGAAGCCATAGCGGCGCCGGTCGCTGCGGCTGTCGTCGCCGCAGCCGCCTGCTGGGCCTGACCCATGATGAAGTTCTTCGCTTGCTCGATGCCGACCTTGACGAGGGCGCCGACGACTTGGTTCAGCATGGCGCCGGCCAGTTGTCGCATGGCGTCGGCACCATTGTTCGCCCCGGTTATCAGCCCTGTCAGAGCGTTCGTGCCGGCCTGCTGCACCTGATCAAGCGTTGCCATGACCATCTCATTGCCGGCAGCCTGGCGGCGGAATCGCTCCTCCTCCAGTTGCTTCATCGTGGCATCGTGCTGTTGCTCTGCCTGCGTCTTGAGTTCCAGGTAGCGCTGGTCCTCGAGCAATTTGGCCTCGTTCAGCTTCTTCAGGTTCTCCAGTTCGGTCTGATAGCGCTGATCTTCGCCGGCGATCGGGTCCATCTGACCCAGCAACTGCTTGTTGGCTTCGACCTGTTGCGCTTCATACAGTGCCGCGGCGAGCGCGCGGACCTGGGCGACCTGCTCCGGCGTGGCGTACTCGTTGAGTTGAAGTTCAGCCTGGGTCTGCATCAGTTCCTTGCCCTTCAGGCCGACAAGGGCAAGTTGCTGGCCAAGGCTGGCAATGGCGTCGATGTTTTCCTTCTGCGCCTGGGCAAGTTCCTGAGCGGCCTTCTTGGCTGCCTTCTGCGCCTCGGTGAGCTTCTTCGTGCCTGCCGTGGCAGCGGCCTCGGCGTTGACGGTGCCGGTCTTCCCGCCCGATTTACCTGGCTGCGATGGAGTAGATAGCTTCGGTGCCTCTACCGGGGGCTTCTTCTCTTGGCTCTTGTAGAAGTTTTCAATCAATGCCTCAGTTGCCCGAATGTCGGCCTTGAGCTTGTTGATCGGGTCCTCGTTTTCTACCTTTAGGCCAAGCGCCCTTAGGTTGTCCCGAGCCTTCTCCAGCTTCGCAAGCTCTTCCCGTTGATCGGCTAGCGACTCATTGAGTCGAACAATGTCATCAGACGCTGCCCCGTGCAGTGCTGCGGCAATCCCATCAGCCGCCCATTTGACGATCCGAACGGTTTCTTTCGCGCCGGCGATGATCTGGTTGAGGGCGCTTACCACCCCCGCGGCCAGGTCCTGGGCGGCACGAATGGTCTCGGGGTCCTGCAATGCATCCGCGAGTTCGGCGATATTGCTGGTCAGAATCTGGCTGGCGCCGCTCGACTCGTTCACCTTTCCGATGAACACCGTCATGCTGTTGCGCAGCTTGGTAAACGAGTCTGCGACCGATGTTTCCATCTCATCGGCCAGTGCCTTGTTCTCGTCCCGGGTTCGGCGCAGCCCTTCGTTCAGTGCCTCGACAGACAGCTTCCCGCTGGCGCCCAACTGCCGGATTTCAGCCTGGGTCCGGCCGGTAGCCTCGGCGATGCCTTCGACGATCGACGGAGTCGCGGCCATTATCGAGGCCCAGCCATCAGCCTCGACCTTGTTCTTCATCAACGCCTTGGACCACGCATCCATGGCGGTGGTGGCCTGGTCGGCGCGCGCGGCGTCGCGAACCAGCGCGTAGGAGAACGAGTCAGTGATGTCCAGAACGTCGGACGTGGTGTAGCCGAGATCCCGGAGCGTGTCAGCCGTAGCCAGGTAGACCTCTTGAGCCTCGCTCAGCGCCCGGAAGGTGCCGTTGGCGGTCTGCAACAGCCGCTCCTGCACCATGGCGTACTCTTCGGCGCTGCTGGTAGCGTTCCGAATGCGCGAGGCCATCTGTCCGTACTGGTCGGATAGTTCGATGACCGACTGGAGCGTCCGGAGCGAAAGGTAAGCAGCAACGACCCGGGTCAGCCCGCTGTATGCCGAGGTCTGGGCGCCGATCTGCTGGTTGGCCTGCCGCACAGCCCCTGCCACTCTGGTCATGCGGGTCTGCAACTTCCCAGCAGTCGCATCGGTCCGCTGCATAGAACCCTGCATGCTGTCCAGCGAGCGATCGGCGGCGTTCGCACCGTTTACGAGGCTGGAGGTATCCGCCTCGACGGTGTAGTAGATGCTGCCGACATTCTCAGCCATCAGGGTGCTCCTTTCGCCCGCGCCTTGCGCTTGGCCTCGATCTTGTCGAACCACTCCATCGTCGCGTCATGCTCTGCCGCGGTCGGGGCTCTGGCGCCCGGAGCGTTCGATTCGGTTGGGGGGTATTTCGCGCGCAGGGCGCCGATCAGGCCGGTCATGGTCATGGACCAAGCTTCGCGCTCGCTCAGCCCCAGGTGCGCTATCGCCGTCGCGACGTACTCCCGCGCAACGAACTCCCCCGAGTAGTTCGGCTCTTCGTCGTGGCGCCGGGGAAGCGGCGGAAGCGCTCCTGTGACGCCGTGCTTCAGCAGGCAGCGCGCGAGAGGCACAAGGTGCTCGACGTCCGCAGTTCCTGGCCGGTAGACAAGATCCTGGTCGTAGTAGCCAAACACGTCGGACAGGTCCTGCTCACTACAGGCCACCACCACGGCCAGGGCGTCCGCGAACTGGTCCGCCTGATGCTTCTCAGTGATCGGGTCGCTCATGACGCGCGCGAAGACGTCGACAATCTCGGCCGGCGTACCGAGCTGGGTCATGGCGTACAGGGACGGCCGCAGGAGAAAGAACTCCCCCGAGGCCGTGTGTACGCCTATCTCACCGATCTCGGTGAGGATCACGGCGCAGTGACGGTTACCGGAACTGTCACGCTCACCGACGGCCGCGCCGCACTGGTGATTTTCACCGTGGTGGTGCCCACATCAACGCCGGTAACCAGGCCGGTAGAGCTCACGGTAGCAATCGCCGGCGCCGCGCTTTCGTAGACCAGGCCAGGAGCCGCACCGGTCGGGGATACAGCGGCGGTCAGTTGCTGGGTGGCGCCTTCGGCGATCGAGACGGAGGTCGGCGAGACAGTGATACCCTGCACTAGCGGGACAACCGTGACAGTTGCGGTATCGGTGACGCCCGGGGCGACGCTGGAAGCAGCGGTGATCGTGGCGGTGCCGGCCGACAGCGCGCTCACCTCGCCGGTAACCGCGTTCACCGCGGCCACGGTCGGCGCACTGGAAGTCCAGCGCAGGCCTTGCGGAGCGCCAACAGGCAGCACGACGCCCTCGAAGTTGAAGCCTTCGCCAACGGTAAGCGAGAGGGTCTCCGGCACGACCTGAATGCTGGTCGGGTCCGGCGCATCCGCGTCAGGGGTGTCCTCGACGATCAGGCCGAAGTCCGAAGCGGTCGCCGAAGCCTCGAAGCTGTAGGTGGTGACATCGTCGTACGGCGCGGAGCGACTGAGGTTGCTGATGAGCATGAATGCGGTGAAGGTCAGGTCCGGGAAGGTCATGCGCATCCAGACAACAGGCTGTCCGCCGGTCGCGTCCGGCTTCACGACATGCTTCGTCAGGTCGATCAGGTTCTGCGCGCCGGCACCGGAGGCCTTCACGGTACCGTCACCGGAAATGGTCAGCGTCTGGAAACTGGCCAGGTTCTCCCGCAGTGCGCCAACCGAGTCGGAATCAGTCGCGTCGATGGTGTCCCACTCGACGGTGAATTCCTTCGTGCGGAGCGACCCGAAACGGCGCCAGTCATTCTCCGCCGGCAGCGCATCGCCGCACCCGATGTAATACTCGAGCACGACGTCGCGGCCCGGAAATTTGAGCTTCTTGCAAGCCATGTCTGGCCTCCTGATTAATAGAGAACTTCAAGGTCCAGGCTGTACCAGGCCCGGTTTTCGGTGGTGTATCCGGGCCCTATCGGCTCGCCGATTGCCCGAACAGATGCGGCGCCACAGGGGACGCTGTCACCAAGCGCTGCCTGCGCCAGGGTCTCGATTGAGTTGCCGACGTCGACAACGTGTTTCCTGACGCCCTTCGGGCCGAGGAGGATCACCTTGAACCGCAGGCGACGGACGTCGACCTGAGTCGGGGGGCCGCCGGTTTGCTGGATCGCTGCGATGAATGCCGAGTCGAGCGACGGGTGGTCGACCCACATCCCACGGCTATACTGGTAGCCCTCGCCCAGGATCGAAGCCAGCCAGTCCTGGAAGGCGTCGTAGGGGGTCATACGCGGTATGTCCTGCGGAGGATGGCCGGGATGGCTGGAATGATCTGGTCAAAGCCCTTCGTGAGAAATTCAGGCTCCGCATTCGGGTCCCAGTAGTCCCCCCGGCTAGGGTCGTTCTCGTCCCGTGGCTGGCCGGCGAGAGTGCCTGGTGCTTCGTGGACTGCTGCTGCGTAGGCGGCGGTGTAACCGACGCTCCCCTCGACCCCATTGGAGCCAACAGTGATCTGGGGGGCCGTTTGACTGTTGACGAGAGTCGATGTGTCGATCGGCGTCATGGTCTGCGCCATTGCGGCGCCCTGGCTCAGTACCTCATAAACTGCGCGCTCGGAAACACCGCCGGCGATGTTTTCGACAGCAACACGAAGATTCCGCCGGACGCGGTCGATTCCTTGGATTGCCATGTCAGGTCACCAGCAGAAAGTCGGGCTGTTCACCGAAGAAGGACATGTCCCAGTTCGTCACCGAGCGAATCTCTTCCCAGCCGTTGGAGCCGTCGAACTGGATCAGGTCCAGGTACTTCGGCCGGCGGTCCTCGGTGAATATCTGGTGCCGCGATACGAACTCGGCACCTCGCGCCCCAGACTGACCACCCTCTTCCCGCATCTGCTCGCTCTTGGCGGTCCAGGTGCAGGCGATCTCGTACTCGAGGCCGTAAACGGCCTCCTGGGTCGAAAGGTCGAAGTGCAGGAATGGCCGAACCGTCGCCGTGTTGGTGTAACTCCAGTTCGCTGTCGTACTCATGAGTCACCACACATGCAGCCACCGCGCGCGATCCAAAGACCGCCGTGTGCGGTCTGGGTTGGGTTCGGGGGAATCAGCCCCGTCGCACATCCGTACTTGTCCATGGCGTTCAGCAGGGCCAACTGCGCCTTCCAGCGATCAGCAAAGGCCTGGTAGCGAAACGATCGAGAAGCACCGGATGGGGCCGTCTGGCTGCTGATGTACTTGTCGGCCTGGGCCAGGGCGAATAGCGCCAGCAGGTAGGCCTGAATCAGCAGTGCGGTCGATGCCGGGTAATGGGCATCCAGGCAGTCCTGGATCTGCTGCAATTGCTCGATCCACGCCGCGAGGATGAAATCGGGCACGTTGTCGATGCCCTGGCTCTGCAGGTACTGCCGGGCCTGTTCAACTGTGATCATGTCCGATTCCTGAAAGAAGAAGGCCCCATTTCTGGGGCCAGAAACGACGAAGCCGCCCGCAGGCGGCCTCTCGTCACGCACCGGTCACTTGGCCGGGAACAGCTTCGCCAGCTCGCCATCCGGCAGAAGGGCGGCAAGCGCTTCCTCTCCCTGGCGGCCATCGAACTCGATCTTCAGCTCCTTCAAGCGCGCTTTGATCAGCTCCCGGCGCTCGCTGCCGTCCGGGATCGCCGGCGTCAGGGTACCGGCCTGGGCCTTGGCCTGATCCAGGATCTTCGCTGCTTCCGCGTTGGCCGCGGCGATGATGCCTTCGGCCTGGGCCTTGGCTTCGTCGATCATGGCATCGACGGATGCACGCGCTTCGGCGAGAGCTTGCCTGGCCGCTTCGTCGACCTGGGCCGAAACGTCCAAGGTCAGGCTTCCGTTCCTGAGTGCGCCAACCTCGCGCACGTTCGGCAGGAGCGCCGCAGCCAGAGTGTCGAGTTCCAGCACCTGGCCCTTGGAAACGCCGTTCCAGGGTTTGATCACCTCATACTTGGGCATGTCGCTCTCCTTACGCCAGGTTGGCGCCGTAGATCACGCCGGACAGACCTTCGTCGTCCTTCTTCACCTGGATGCCCATGGCGCTCATGATCTGGAAGTTGTAGTTGACCTGCGGCAGCGGCCGCGGCAGCGGCACAACGCCGGTAGCCATGCCGACCAGCGGGGTGACCACGTCGCGCTGGCGCTGGTAGCCCAAGAACTCGTTGCCCGACAGGGCGAAAGTCTGGCGAACCGCGCGCGCCGGGATGAAGCGCATGACCGCATCGAGCACGGTGCCGGCCACCACCGCGTTGGCACCGCCGCCCATGGTGATCATGTAGGGCTGGGACAGGTTGGCGTTGATTTCCGGGGAAACCCAGAGAACATCGTAGGCGTCCACCTTGTTGGCACGCGCAGCTTGGCCGAATGCGCCTTTGGTGAAGAAGTCGATGATCTGCTGCGGCGTGGCGGTGGTCAGGTCGATGTTCGCGCCGCCGGCGCCGGAGCCCAGGTTGACCTTGATGGTGTTGCGGTGATTGCGCAGACCCTGAGCCGGGTAGTTCTCGACCTGGATGTTGGTGGCGCCGTCCAGGGTGTAGGCAACGATCCGCTTGTTGAACTTGCGGAGCTTCGCAGCCTGCGAGTCCAGAACCAGGTCGATGCCGACAGTGTTCATGCCGGCGGCATGGCGCCAGTTGACACCGTAGCCGGCGGTGAACACCGGAATGGGGTCGCCATCGGAGTTGTACTCGGTGTGATCGAAGGAGTACGGGGCCTGGCCGTCGATGCTCACCGACACATCATCGGCGATGTCGCCGACCACGCTGTAGAGCTTGGCGGTCTTGCCGATCGGCAGCACGGTCTGCACCTGCAGGAGATCGTTGACGATCTCCATGCCGGTTTCCTGGTTGCGGTACTGGATGATCTGGGCGTCGACCTCGGCCCAGAACTCACGACCCAGGCCGGCGAGCGCGTTGCAGGCCAGCATTTCGGGGGTCATGGCGCCGCGGTGGTGGGTGATCATCGCAGCGTTCTGGTTGTTCCAGATGTTGCGGTTGGCCTGCAACTCCTGGTAGTGGCCCATCAGGCGAGGATGGGCGGCGATTGCTTGCTGGGTGAGGAACATGTGTCCGTACTCCTATTAGGGCGCCGGGGCGGCGACACTGCCGACACGGAAGCGGATGCGTATGAAGTCGGTTTCGCCGGAGGCGATGACTGCATCGTCCTGGCTGTACCCGAGGACCGTGTCGGTATCGCTCGACGCGATGGCACCCTGGCCGCTGGTGCCGAGTTTGATCGGCGTGTCCTTCTTGTAGGTGCCGGCCGGGCACAGCACGGCGAGCTCGCGACCCTCTTCGACGTAGTTGCCCACGGCCGAATGGCCGGCGGGAACCGCATCGCGGATGTTGAGTCCTTCGTGATGAGCGCAGTCGATGACGTAGAGGCGGCCAACGCTGGCGCTTGCCTGGGCGAACAGGTCGCTGCCATTGATCACGGCGAACGTGCCGGGCAGGAGTGCCGCGGCGGTCTTGCGGGTTTCGGTCTTGAACAGCGACTTGCCGTCGATGTTCACTCGACGATAGCGAGACATGGCTTACTCCTTCGGCAGGTTGGCGATATCGGCGGTGAGGCCGCCTTTGTCGGTGGCAGCATTGGCGCCCAGCGGAGCGGATTCGCCGCACTGCTTGAACATTTCCTTGAGCGCGTCGCCGGCCAGGCTGTTGGCGATGACCTCGCCAAACTTGGCCTTTACCGCTTCGCGCATGCTGTCTTCCTCGGCGCGCTGGTTGGCGGTCAGCGTGTCGGCCAGAGCCTTGTGATTGGCGACCAGGCCGTCGACCTTGTCGGCCAGGGGCTTGATGATGGTGTCCGCCAGTTCCTTGATGGCGCTGGAGGTGTTGGTGCCGATTTCCTTCACGATTTCGGCCTTTTCTTCGGGGGTCAGGGGCATGTCGCCCTCCTTCTCAGGTTGATCAGGCCGAGCCTGACGATGGGTGAAAATGTTCTTGATGCTGTTGGCCACCATGGCGACCCAGGACTCTTGCCTGACAACGGGCTGTCCGGATTCGTCGAAGACGATCTTCCCTGCCTCGACCTTGTAGCCGTACACCTCGGTCACACCGCCATTGCGGCTGATCACAGCCTGAGAATCGGTGAAGTCGGCAACCCATGCGTACTGGTCGGGCCCGGAGGCGAACCGCTCCTTTGCGGCGCGATCGAGACGCTGCTCCCGATCCCGGTAGGACTCGCCAACCAGAGCGCCGGAATTCGGCTGAAGCGGGACAGCCTGGTCGGCGTTTACCATCAGACCGACGCCCTGCTCAGGAGTGGCCGCCCCTACTTCGTGCAGCAGGATCGCGTCGTGATCCATGCTCTGGATGTCGGCGACCCACTCCGCGCCCTGGGCACGCTGGCTTTCGTTCGGCTCGATGCGATTGAGGAATGCGGCAACGCTGGTATGGATCGGGGGGACGTCCTCCCCCTTCTCCAGCGCTTCGACGCGCTGCAACAGTTCACGGCCGCCCTCCGTGGACTTGGCAAACTCGACGTCGACCCACTTCTCCATGTAGACCCGGTTGCCGGATTTCTTCACGTTGCGGTTCCAGGCGCCGACGTGGGCGGCGTTGATCCCTTCAGGGGAGAACGCAGACACGAACTTCCCGTCGACCATCGGGTGCCCGAGCGGCGCCAGCGTTCCCTCCAGGCCTGGGTAGTGCTTGTCGATCTGCTCGGCGGTGTAGAGACCACCGTTCATGATCACGCCGGCCGGCAGGGTGTAGCTCGGCAGAACCAGATGTTCGCGCCCGTTGTGCGTCTCACGCCGAATGCTGGCGCTGTTGACCTGGGTGGTGATGTTGACCTGCATGGGCATGGCTCAATCCTCTTTCGCCCAGGGCCCGCGCCCTTTGGCTTTCATGACTTGGTAGTTGCGGCGCGCGCGCTCGACGATGGCCGGGACCACCGGGTTCCCTTCGTCATCGACCAGGACCTCGACCTGGCTGCACTTGCAGTTGCTCGCAATTATCTCTCCGGCTACCATCAGCCCAGACAACTCCTCGAGGTCATAGACATGTCCGCAAAAATCGAATCGCTTGACCATTACGACCTTGTCAGCAGATATCTGGCTGGACAGTCCGAACAATCCATTGCCAGGGAGGCCGGAGTATCCAGAAGCGTGATCCAGCGAATCCTGACGGAACGCGGGGTGGAGCGGAGAAACAGAAAGATGGGCGCCCTGCAACGGTACTCCGGCCTCGATTCTGCCGCCCGGAGAGCCGTTACCCAGGCCGCCATCTCCGTTCGGCGTGGACAAATCGAGTCCGACGAGATTCGGGCCAAGAGGGCTGCGGCCCAACGAGAAGACAGAGTTGGTATGTTCGAAGCCGAGGTGATCAAGGCCTTGCTCGAGAGAGGGGTTCATGCCGAAGGTCAGCGGGCAATTGGCCCGTACAACATGGATATCGCCCTTGACGAGCCTTCCGTCGCCGTGGAGATCTACAGCATTCACCCCACTAAAGAACGAATGGCCAGACTCCATCAGCGCGCCGAATACATCCTCGACACTGGAACATCCATGCTTGTCGTTCAGGTCACCTACCCCAGGCGCATCTTCGACCTCTCCGCGGTTTGCGAGAAGATCATCTCCTTCCATGATTTTGTGCGCCGGAATAAGGCCTCGGCAGGTCATTATGGGGTGATTCGGGGTAACGGCGAGCACGCGCCCACCAGCAGTCACAAGCTCAATGGCAGGCCCCTCATAGTAGGCTTTTGACCCAGCAACAAACCTTCCGCGAACCCTTGTCCCCGGCAGGTAGCAGTTGATCGAGTTTCCGTCTCGGCTGTACCAGTCCCTCACCTCGTCCGAGGTGTAGAGCCTGGCGTGCCTGGCCGCATGGGTTGCCCTGGTGCTGGGGGACAGGGCCGACATATGCATCAGCTTCGACTGAACGCCGTAATCGGCCTCAGCAGCGTCTTTCTCGTCCCAGCGAGCCCTTCGGAGAGCAGTTGTGACTTCGGTACGTGCGATGCGATGGCCGCGACGCGCCTCGATGCCGGTCTGTGCGGTCAGGTCCCGTGCGATCTCGCGGGGATTCTTCCCGCGCCCCATGCCCTCGGCGAGAATGCGCGCCATGTCGGCCTTGACTTGGCCGGACAAGCCCTTCATCTCCTCGAACTCTCGGGCGCGAAGCAGTGCCATCCGCGCGCGGTAGGCGTCGGATCGAAGCAGGACATCCAGCGATTCCCGGCCGGCGCGGTATGCAGGCGATTGCTGCGCCAGGTTGGCATGCGTCTGTGCGGTACCGCGGATGTAGGCAACCCCGACATAGGATTCGAAGAACCAGAGGTCGCGCTCCCCGCCCTCCTGCAGTATCTCGTCGACCATCAGGTTGGTGTCGGCGAAGATCGCGGAGAGAAGGGCCTGGTCGAGACGGTAGGTGTACTGCTCATTCACCACCGGCTGGGCCGGGATTCGGTCCAAGGCAGCGACATAGCCATCCCGGATTTTCCGCATGCGCCTGTCGAACTCGCGCATTGCGCCCCTTTCCAGTCGATCTACCCCGGTCGGGTCACTGCTGCTCGCCGGTAGGATCGGTGCGCGCGGCATCTTCATCCTCCGGTTAGGTATCAGGCAGCGGGTCACCGCCCACGAGCGGGTCGTAGCCAGCCTCTTCGCGGATCTCCTCCGCGGTGAATACCGGCTCGCCAGTGCCGATTGCGGCGCTGTTGATCTCGCTCATGGTCTTGGAGTTGGCCAGGCGCTCGGCCTTGGTTGGAACGGTGAGGTCATCCCAGATTGCCGTGAACTCGGCCTTCAGCGGGACCACGCCGATGCGCATCAGGTGCCCGAACAGGTCGTTGATCTCGAACGTCAGTTCTTGCACCCGGCGCGCCTGGCATCTGGCGTTGTGGTACTTCTGATCCTCACTGCTCGCCCTTTCGCCGGTCTGCATGCCCACCAGGATCTTGGTCGGGATGTCGACGCCGGCGGCGGCGGTTTGCAGGTTGACGTTGTAGGTCGGGCCAGGGTCGGATACCGCAGAGACCAGCTGAGTGGCCGTCGCCCCTTGGGTCGGAAGCATCACGTCGTTGCCGCGGTTCAGCTGGCGTGTGGCATCGTTGAACCGCTGGTTCAGCTGGTCAAGCGAGACGCCGTACATCGAGGCGATGTTGTTGAGGTCGATTTCCTTGTCGAAGTTCAGTAGGAGCTGGCGTGCGGCGTTCTTCAGGAACGATTCGCCACTGCCTCCCTCGACCTTCTCCAAGCTGATGAAGGAGTTGTAGGCAGGCTCCAGGAATCCGATTGCATCGCCGGTCCAGTCTCCGAGAATGAACACCCGGTCCGGATGGATATCTCGCACCAGACCGGGACGACCGGCTTGGGAGGCCTCGGTGTATTCCCACATGGTGGGCTGCCCGTAGGTCTCGCTATCCTGTTTCTCGTCAAACGTCTTGGGCTTAAGGCACCCGGCCCAGGCCGGGGTGACCTTCGCCAGGCCATTGACCTTTCCCGTGACAGGCCTGTCCCACGGCTGGCTATCCCTGATGTGCAAGAGCAACCCGGAATAACGACCAACAAGGCGGCGCCGGTCGGCTTCGGAGACAGCCCGCCAGAACCTGCCGCCTGCTATCAACGGCTTGTTCTTCCTCTCCCACTCGGTTTCGTCCTTGGAGCGGTCCTGGTCGTCACCCTCGATGATCTGCGGATTCGTCTTCCAGCAAGTGGTGACGATCTTCTCGACCGCGCCATGGGCGATGCCGCCCCGGCGGTACATGGTGTACAGGTCGTTGAACGTGATTTCCTGAGGGAATCCGTACTCGCACCACGCCTGTGGCCGCTTCGCGTCATGGCCAATGCCCTGGTTCAGCAGGCTCATTCGGGCACGCGCGATGGCACTGCTCATCGCGTGATTGACCGCGAGGTCGAGTTTGTCAGTCATGGTCAGTCCGATTTCAGGATGAGGCCTGGCTTGTCCGTCTCGCGGACCAGTTCGACAGAAGAGAGGTTGGGGTCACGCCATACCATCGTCCCTTCGGCACCGGCGTTCTCGACCGCCACGGTGCGGGCGCATGTAGTGCAGCGCGCACGGACAACCATGGAGCGGCTGGTAGCGCGCTCCTTGAGGATGAAGATGGCCATCAGCGGGCTCCGGGTAGCAGCATACCGACCGCGCCGCGGCGCTTGATCAGCGGGCCCAACGCGTACCGGCTCGCGTCCATGAAGTGGTTGTTCTTGTCGATGATCTCGGCGAGCACGTCACCGGTCAGGCGGTCGACCTTGTAGCTGTAGAGCCTGGCCTCGCGCAGGAAGCCGGTACAGCGCACGTGAATGACAATCTCGACGTAGCTGCGCAGATGCGCGATGCCGTCCTCGACGCTGCCTTGCCACTTCGCCACCGGCTCGATGCGCGGCAAGTTGGCGCGCTTGTGGTCACGCCCCTTGCTCTTGACGTGGCTGATTGTCTCCGGCCTGGCCGAATCGGCCCGCACGGCGTGCAGTTCGATGCCAGGCAGACGGTCGATCATGAACTGGGCGATGTCGTCGTTTTCGAGGCCGACCTTGCTGGCTTCGTACTCGACCCAGAGCCGGCGATCGTGCACCCAGAGCTTCACGCCGGCTGTAGGGTCCTGACTGAACCCCCAGTCCAGCCCGTAGTAGGGGCCATCCCAGCCCGGTTCAGGCGTGAACTCCGCCACTCGGTACTTGCCGGACAGGATCTGCGCGTCGCTGTTCTCGCGGTAGGCGCCATCCCAGATCCAAGCGTAGGTCTGGTCGTCCAGCGACTCCCTGTCGTTCAGGCGCTCCTGATCGAGGACGTCGGGGAACCAGGGATTGTCCGTGTAGTTCAGTTCGACGATCTTGGCGCCGGCCGGCATGTTTTTCCGGAACCGGGTGTCGGTAGGGCTGCCGTCCTTCTCCGGGTTCCAGGTGATCCAGACTTCGGAGTCGCACTCGCGAACCGTCGGCACCAGCTTCTGCCAGGCGATCTCACTGACGTTCTCGGCCTCATCGACCCATGCGATGAGGATGCGCGCCTTCGACTTGATGCTATCGAGGTTGTGGCGTAGGCCGGAGAAGGAGAACCATACCCGTCGGTTGCGGGTGCGGATGAACTTCTCGCCGATCTCGAAGTAGGCGTTGAGCCAGGGTTCGGACCGGATCGCCTGCTTGACCTCCTCCATAGAGGAGTCTTCCAGGCTGTTCATGTACTCCCGGCCGCAGAGAATCTGCCCGGAGATACCAGCCTCGGCGAACATGTAGGCCCGGATCGCCGCCATCTTGGCAAAGCTGCGGGTCTTGCCGCTGCCGCGCCCGCCGTAGGCGCCCCTGTACCTCGCGGGCCCGGAGAAGACCGGAATCAGCTTCGGTGGGAGTTCAATCCGTGCTTTCACCAGGCGCCACCAGTTCGATCATGGTCGGCATGGTGGGAATCGGGCCGCCGCCGGGGCCCGAGTGCTCGAACTTGTCGGTGAACACGCCGTGGTGGCGGCCGAGCAGTTCCAGGTTCTTCACCTTGTCCGGCCATTTGATCTTCTTGAGGATGCCGACCGCCGCGCGGGAATCGCCCTTGCCCTCGAACATCTCGGCCAAGTCGAAGCCGCTGAGGTACTGGCGCCAGGCCTTGGGCCACTGGCTGAGCGGGCGGAGGGTCAGGTCATCGTTGACAATGTCCAGGAGGTCCATCTGATCGATCTCCTCCAGGCGCCGGACGACGTAGTCGGCGTCAGACCTGGTGCGCTCGGCGCGCTCCTTCATAGCCGCCTGGATGGCGGATGTGATGTCCGGCTTCTGCAGCAGTTGGTAACCGATCTCGGACGCGCGATTCTTGCTGTACCCGGCCCTGATTGCCGCCTGGGTCGCATTGAGGTCGAGCAGATACTCGGCGACGAAGCGGCGCTGTTTTGCTGTTAGCGCCATGGATCACCTCAACTGAGCCTCAGGATGGGCGCGATGTTGCCCTTGTTGCGGTAGACCAGCACCAGCAGCACCAGCAGGACCGCCAGCAGGTAGGGCGATATCGGCGTTGCGTGGCGCGCCATCAGCACGGCCAGGCTGATCGACAGCGCCTGCATGCCGGTCCCAGCGGCGAGGATGTACGCGCAGAGCGAGACGCCGAACCGGTACGTGGCGCCGTGGCGCTGGTACGTGAAGATGCGGCAACTGATAGCGCCGCAGACGGCCGCAGCCGCCAGGGTCACCAGGTCAACCATCTTTCCGACCTCCGATCATGCCGACGATGCGCTGCAGAACGATCTGAAGCCATGCCGGCGCGCGGCCACCGATCATCCAGTCGAGCACGCCGATCAGGATCGTGACGATCAGCGCGGCGGTGACCAGTGCGGGAAGTCCGGAGAACTGGGTCGCGCCCCGCCCGACAGCCTCTGTGGCGGCGTAGTAGCCGCCGACCCAGGACGCCAGCAGGTAGCCGAGGCGCCTGGCCATAGTCAGGTCGTGAGCCCAGACTATGAACAGCAGCGCGCCGGCAAAGCCGCCGATCACCGCATTGACGTCGACTCCGGGGATGATCGCGGTGGCAGTGAGCCCGACGGCGCCGGCTGCTGCTACTGCTCCGCTGCTCGTCGGTTCAGCCATGTGGTACTCCAGATGCAGAAAAGCCCAGGCAATGACCTGGGCCTTGTCATAGGTCGGACGATTCTGGCCCTGTGCTATCGTTTCGCTTCCACACTAAACGACGGTCAAGGAGACCAAAATGTCCGAAATCGTAAATCCGTCGAGCTCATCCTCTGGGGCAGCTCTTCAAGTCGTAATCGAGTTGATTCGCGCCGGTCAACTGAAGGTTGGAGTAAATGGCCAAGAGGCGGCAGCAATTATCGCCACCTACGACCAGATATATGAGCACTTCAGGGAACTCGGAAGGAAGCCGACTCGAACACTGGGGAACTAATCGTCAACCTTCTCCAGTTCACGATATGCAGCTCTGACGGCCCGCGCACATTCCACTGCAACGTCTGTCAGACTGTATCGATCGCTACTGGGCAGAACCTTCGCCAGAACTTCGCGCAATGTCTCCATCTCAGCCAGGGAAGCTGCCTCGCGCGCAAGCGAGAAATCGAGGGGCTCTTCGTTCATTCTTCTCTCCTGAAAACGAATTCTGACAAGGCCGCCGAAAACGAAAAAACCCGGCGCCAGGGCCGGGTTTTCGGGGGAATCTTTTGATTGGGTGCTACTTCGCAAACTGGGAAAATACTCCCAAATCTCTTATCAAAATGTCAAGCGGCGTCTCGTTGGGCGGCAACGACCTGCGCCACCGGCACCAGCGCCTGGGCGTCCAGCCGATTGAGCTCCTGCATGAAAATCTCCCAGATCGCCGCCCAGTCACGCTCCCAATTCGCGGCGTACAGTACGAACCCGGGCCAGTCCGCCAGGAACTGGATTACCTTGCCAGGCCACCACTCCTCCCGGCCGTTGACCATGTCCTTCCACGAGTGCATAGCCGCCAAGGCCACCCAGTAAGCGACCTCCTGGCGGGGCTTGTTCATCTTCGGGAGATCCGCCGAGAAGTACAGGAAGGACTGCGCGCGGTTCTGGTCGACCCCGTTCGCTAGCGGCGAGTACAGGAAGTGTCCGAGATGCTGCAGCGGCGCCGGAAGCGTGCTGATCGCATGCATCACCTTGCCGGCGGCGAGCATGTGCTGGCAGCGGTTCAGGTTCCCCGCGGCCCGCCCCGTCCGCGTCTCGTAGGCGGCGATGATCTGTGAGTCGATGGGGAACAGGCCCTCCGGCTCCTTGCTCTCGCCCTGGTACCCCTCGGGGAAGCGGGCCACCAGTTTCTTGCGGCGCTTCGCCCTGGTCTTCCGCGTGGCCTCTTCGGCGTCTTCGATGGCTTTCGCCATCACCGACGCGCCCGGGATGTGGTACGCGTCCTGCCAAGCCTGGCGCGCGCTGATCAGTCTCATTTCGACTCTCCCCTGTAGTTTCCTGTAGTCACTGCTCGCCCTCGAGGAGAGGGACGATCTTCACTCGCACGCCTGGCGTTTCGCTCCAGAGCTTCTGGAATATGCCGCGGGTGGCCTGAACATCGTCACGCCATACGACGCCGTTGCAGGCATCGCAGATGGCCTTGAGGCAGTTGTCCGCATCCGGTTTGCGCATGGCGGCGATCTCACCGGCCAGAGCCTGTGCACGCTTGCGTTTCGACCATGAGGCTGGCACTTGGTGGTACATCCAGATCTCGATGAGGCAAGGCCGGGTTATCAGCGGGCGCCCCGCCATTGCCTGCTGTGCGGCCATGGCCACCAGGCCTTCGTACGCCACGGTCTTCGCGGGAGTGAACATCCGGGCGTGGGCGCCGACGCGGCCGATACGCGGCCTCCCCTTCCCCTGAGGCTCGCCGGGTACGGTGAACATCACCGGGCGGAGGTCATGCATCACGGCGCACCTCCGGCGCTTTCCGGCGCATCTTGGCCAGCAGCAGTTCCCGCGCCTGGGCGCCACTGAGACCATCCAGCCCCTGGGCCTGCATCCGGTGGAGCAGTTGCTGCTCGGCAAGCTCATCGGCGCGCTGCAGCTCTGACTTCTGGCTGTCGAGGCCAATCGCCTTGGCGACCTTTCCGTCCAGCGGCTCACCAGCCTCGAGGCGTCGGACCACTACGGCATAGTTATGCTCGAACTCAGCGCGAAGTCGCTTGTCGCCGTACTGGGCCCGACGAAGCTCGAACAGGCCTGTGAGTTCGGCAGCCACCTTCACGACCTTGTGGCTGTAGCGCTGCTCCAAGGCTTCGTACCAGGCGCCCTCGGCGCTCGGCAAACCGTCGATCTTGCGGCACAGCCGCAGGAACTCCTTGAGGCTCGGAGGAAAGTCCTGATCCAGCACCATCCGCTGGAGGCCTCGGTCGACCTGCATGTCGCTCAGGTGCTTGATACCGGTCAGCCAGACTCGCTTGGCGAGCGTCTCCGCACGACGTTCCCCGTAGTGCTTCTCGTACCAAGCCGGATAGCTGGTTTTGAGGGTAGCGAACACGCGTTTCACCGCCCTGCGCGCCTGGGCGTCAAGTTCGACCAGATTCTCGATCTGCGGCTCACCAGTCGTCGTCGTGGAGGATGTCAACAGCGTTGCGCGAACGTCGTGCAGCGGGTCGCTGACGTGCTTGGGCGTTTCGTCCGTCGGTTTGCTCATGGCGGTGCTCCGCATGCGGTGCTGTTGCCATCCGGTGGCGCTCCAGCAAGAGTTCATCGAGAAAATTTCGGTAGTACAGGGGGGAGTCAGGCGGGGCGCCGAGCTTGGCTTCGGCGATCTCCATTGCTGCGAGCATCTGCTCCGCGGTGACACCGCGCTCGACCCAAGAGGCGAACAGCGGCATGGTCCTGGCGGTCTGCACCGCGTGGATCTGGAATCCGCGCTCGCGGATGAAGAACTGGCACCACTGTCCCGCAGTGGCCGGATCGGCTGGGCATTCGCGCGCGCACGCGTTAGGTGCGGTACGGTTATTACCGGATACCGGAGGTGTGCCCACTTTTTCACTTTCCCCCCCTCCCACATATCTGCCCTCTTTTTCCGGGAAAGCCGCGTAGTTGCTGGGCTCCGACCCTTCCACATAACTGCCCGCTTCATCTGCCCACTTAGTGCCCACTTTTTTTCGGACGGATTGATCCCGTGAAGCCTTCGGCAACTCAAAAATCAGGCGCCTTTCGGCCAGATTGGGGCCTACCAGGCCCACCCTCTGCAGCCAGACCAGCGCCCGCCGCAGTTCCTTTTCGGAAGGCTCGCCGCCCTTGATGCCCTGGTGCGGCTCGACGTAGAGCTCCTCGGCGATCGACTTCCAAGAGATCCCGCGCCGTTCTCCGACAACGCCTGTTGCGAAGTCCATGAACGGGCGCAGGGCGAACACGTAGATCTCGCGGGCAAGCATGGGTAGGCCGCGGAGCGCCTCCCGCTCCTCGTCGTTGATCTGGAAGGACGGCACGGCTACCCCTGAACAAGGCGCGGCCGGCGCATCTGGTCGATCATCCGCAGCGCCTCATCGGTCGCCGCCCTGGATTCGGAGAGCTCCCGGTGGGCCTCCTGCAGTTCCTGGTCATCAGCGCCGTCGACGAGGTTGGCCACGGCCTGCTGCGCCTCACCGTTCTCCTTGATGAGTGTCCGGAGCATGCAGAGCACCTCCGGCCGCTGGCCGGCATCGCCGCCGATCAAGCGCACCGACACGCCCAGCGGCGTCAGGATGTCGCCCAGGGCCTGGACTTTCAGGTCAGTCGGCAGCGCCGCGAGGATGCTGGGTACGAAGTTCGCCGGCACCAGGTTGGTGTCCTTGGTTCCGTCGTCGAGCCAGCGGAACACGCGGTCGGCGTTGACCTTCATCCGCTCGGTTGCATCGCGCGTTGGCGGATCGAAGACGATGCCGGTGACCAGCGCTCCCTGGATGCGCTCGTGCGCCTCCACGATGTGCTGGACGACGGTCTCGCGGCTCCACCCCTCTCGGCGGCGCCATTGGTTCACCACGCCGAGCAGAGTGGAAATGAGGGTGTGCGATTCGCTTCGCATGCTTTGTGGCCTCCCGGCCGGTAAATTGGCTCGGGTCAGGCGGCGCCGCGGAGAATCTTCTCTGCCAGGGCCACCAAGTCAGGACGAAGGCCGGCAATGGTTACTCTCCCGCTCGACGCATCCTGCAGACGCTCGGCAAGCTCAGGAGACGCTTTTCGATGGCCTCCTGCGAGCTGATACAGATGACCCACGGAAGTGCCAGCAAGGCGAGCCACGCGCTCGCGCTCTTCAGGTGTGGCGCTGGTCAGCCAGCTACGCAGTTGATCGGACATGAGTGCTTCTCCTAGATATCTGCGGAGAATTTAGCTCATGGCTAATCTCATCTCAAGAGGAATTTAGCCTTGGGCACATTTAGCTGCCTGCTAAAAAATGGCATCTTGGCCGGCATGGATATCTACGAAATCAGAAAGCAGAACCTCATCAGGCTCATCGGAAGCCAGCGCAAGAGCGCTTGTGCCGAGCGCTGGGAAATGAGCCCCGCCCATCTGAGCCAGATACTGTCTGACAAAACAAAAAAGAACCTCGGCGATGACGTGGCCCGACGCATTGAAGCGCTCCAGGGCCTCGCAAGGGGATGGATGGATCTGCCTCACGAAAAGCTGTCCGAACCGGCGGTGCCAATCGAGGCGGAACTTATCGGACCAATTTCCGCCTGGGATGATGAAACCCCTCTGGAGGATGACGAGGTGGCGGTGCCTCTTCTAAAGGACGTAGAAGTTGCGGCCGGTTCAGGTCGGTCTGCGGATGAGTTCAAGACCAGCAAGAAGATCCGTCTCGGCAAGTATACGCTGCGCAACCAGGGCGTTCAGTTCGACATGGCCGTTTGCGTGACAGTCCGCGGAAACAGCATGGAGCCCGCCCTTCCGGACGGCAGTACCGTCGGCGTCAATCTGGGGTGCAAGTCGATCAAGGATGGCAAGGTCTACGTCATCACGCATGCATCTGAACTGCGGGTCAAAGCACTGTACCGGCTACCCGGCGGCGGCATCCGCCTGCGGAGTTTCAACCAGGCTGAGTATCCCGACGAGGAGTACAGCCAGGAAGAGATGGCCGAAAAAGGCATCAGTGTACTCGGTCGCGTATTCTGGTCGTCGGTACTTTGGGACTGAATAATGGAGCCCTTATGCAGACAAGACGCCTGATCGGGATTGGCCTGATTCTTCTCGCGATTCTCACCGCCGTGATGTTCCCGCTCCCTCCTGCAGACCCAGCAGTTGGCCGGCCCATCACTGACTTCTGGTACTTGATCCTGGCTATTTTGGGTTTTGCGCTTCTGATCTGGCCAGCCGCTCGAAAAAAATAATCATCGCAGAATCATGAATTTAGCCCGCTTCGAGCGGGCTTTTTCATGGGCGGCTAAAAATATTTAGCTTCAAGCTATTGACGAGAAATTAGCTCATGGCTAAATTTTACTTCAACGCCAGCAATACACCGCCGGCCAGGCCACCGAGCCGACCGCTCTTTCACAACCCGCGCCATGAACAGCTAGCCGCAACGCGGCGAGGCAGCCCCGGCCATCACCCGTGGGGCGACAGAAAGTCGGGTGAGCAACATCAACAGCAGAACGCATCGCCTCTGCGGCGACCGGCGATCAGACAGGCGAACGAGGAAAGCCTGCCAACGCGATGGCGACCCCGCGGCAAGGGGCGACCGGAGACGGCTGATCGAGGGCGAAATGCCCGAACCGTGTGAACGACCCGCACGCGATGCGCAGCGCCGCCCAGCGCTAACCGGGCAACAGCGACACCGATTTCCTCGATGCCCTTCTCGCGAGGGGCATCAGGGAAACCAACCTGAGGAATGCCAATGAAGCAGTTCGCGAAGCTGTTCGAGTTCGAAGACCTGGGCCAAGTGCTCGTGATGCTTGATCGCGGGGATGACGGCCCGGAGGTGCGCCTCTACTTCAAGCCCGACGGGCTTGGCGTCTGTTCAGTGGCGTGCAGCAACTTCCCCGGCGATGAAGACGAGCAGTGGGACTACGCCGAAAAGGGGTTCGCCGTGGCGGACTCCGAAGGGGTTCACAAGCTCGTCGCCGAGACGATGAAGGTCGTCCCGGATCGCCTGGGCTGACGGCCACCCACCACCCCGAACGGAGTCACACCATGCTGATCTTGACCCGCCGCCCCGGCGAAACCCTGCATATCGGCGACAACATCACCGTCACGGTCCTCGGCAGCCAAGGCGACCAGGTGCGCCTCGGCATCACCGCCCCGGACGACGTCGCCATTCACCGCTCCGAGATCTACCAGCAGATCGGCAACGTCCGACCGGTGCCGCCGGCGGAACTGGTCGAGGCCTGGAACCGAGAGCACCCGGCGCCAGCGCTGATCGAGTACCGCCCGTACCGAGGGGCCGAACCGCAGCGCACCCGCACCGTCGGCCGCGCCAGCGTGTCGCTTGGCGGGGCGGCGGTTATCTGGATCGAAGGCCAGTCGGCGCCGGTGGCGTTGCGGGCCTGCACCGCGATCTCCTGACTTCGGCGCCTGGCCCATTGCCGGGCGTTTAACCCACGGCGAGCGCCCGCCGGTCCAACGGCGCGTACAACGGAGGACCTCACCATGTAGCCCAGCCTCAATCGGCAGATCGCCAACATGCGGTCGAGCCTGTACCCAACCGCTTTCACATAAGGCGGTGCATGTAAGTGGAGACAGGGCGCTTGGCGGCGCCCTTCTCTTTCCTGCTCCTGGCTCGGCCAGGGCGTAGCGGAGAGTGATTTGAGGCGTGGAAGCTGGGAGCCGAAAGCTCCCTGGAGACACGCGGGAAGCGCACTGATGCCAGAGCCGGAGTCGCGACCGGCCAGATCACTCCCCGCTGCGCATGCAGCGTTCCCCCTCTTCGCCCGGCTCCGGCCGGGCTTTTTTCGAGCGTTTCCGCATGCCGACGTATCGCCGGCAGCCGAAAGCGCTCCCGCCCCTCGGCCAGGGGCTCTCTCTCAAAGGACCGAATCATGACCCGCAAGAAGAAGACCGAGGTTGAAGAGATCGTCACCGCCTACAAGGGGTTCAAGCAAGACCTGACCTGTCGCGGCTACCAGTTCGAGATCGGCGGCACCTACAAGCACGAGGGCGAAGTAGAGGCATGCGCCTCGGGCTTCCACTCCTGCGAGTACCCACTCGATGTTTTCGGCTACTACGCCCCAGGCGAAAGCCGATTCGCCATCGTAAAGGCTTCGGGGCAACTGAGCCGTCACGACGATGACAGCAAGATCGCCAGCGCCACCCTGGTGGTGGAGGCGGAAATCAGCATGCCGACCATGATCTCGCGAGCAATCGACTGGATCATGGCTCGGTTGGACAGCTCGGTTGAGCAGACAGTGGTGGGCGACACCGCCAGCAACACCGGCAACTACTCGGCAGCCAGCAACACCGGCAACTACTCGGCAGCCAGCAACACCGGC